CATGAGAGCCATAGGGCTATTTGGTGAGCCTTTGCCCGGACATTAGCCATATTTTTTTCGGCAAACGAAAATTCTATGTCAAAGGCGACCGGCTTATATTTTATCCGGCCATCTGGATTGACAGCTGAGTAATCAAGCTCACCATCTCTGTGAGGGATATCTTCAGCAACTATCTTGGGCTCCGGGAGGATGGGCCTGTTTTTGCTGCGCATAACAAGCCCATATTCACTGCAATGGATCCCATTAAAACTTAACCCATTCATCAGATTTTCCCTCCCCATATCCTGACTGTAGATTCAGCTGTATCAAACAGCTCCTTTGTGTAGTCAACTGCTTCATCTTTTGAGTTGATGTTTTTATCGCCATAGTCATTAACGGTCACGCTTATGCTGCTGACTCCTTTTGCGGCTCCCGTACCTGCGCCGGTAAGGTTGAGAGCAGGAACAAGCGACAGCTCTTCTACAATGGACTTATAGCCCTGCACGAGATTTCTGAGCTTATCCATACCCTGTTTGATCAGATTGCCGGATTCAATGTCGAACTTCCTTATCACATCAGTTAAGGACTCGGCAATCTCCATCTGGCCATCAGTAAGGACCTTGTTAGCTTCCTTTGCATATTCCAAGGCTGCGGCAAGCAATTGTTCCTTCTCGGATTCCAGCTCTGCATTGAGTCTCTTGTATCTTTCCTGATTTTCTTTTATCTCCTGCTCGATTGCCTCTTTGCGTGATTCTTTTTCTGCTCTCCACTGTTCCTTCAGTTCCTCGGCCTGTAGGTCTGCAATCCGCTTCCGGATATCTGCGAGCCGTTCCTGTCCTTCTTTGGTGGCAGCGTTGGCGTACCGTTTTTCCTGCTCATACAGGCTCTCAAGGTCAGCCTTGCGGCTCTCAGCATCAAGCTGGCGCTCTTTTTCAGCGTACTCCTTATCCAGTGCCCTCAGTTTTTCATTGAGCCGGTCCTCTTCCATCTCTCTTTCGGTATCATACTGCTTTCTCTTTGCCTCGATGTATTCGTTGATAGCCTTTTCTACAGTAACCCTCTGGATCGTCAGTATCTTATCTTGCTGATCCTGGATATATCGTGTCTCTTCCTCGATGATTCGTTTTTTCTCGTCAGCCGCGATTTTTGTATCAGCCTTGATCTTATCGAGATATTCCTTATGGTACTTGATTACCCTGTTGTATGCTGCGATCTCATCCTCAGCTGTAAGGTTGCCCAGACTCTTTTGTCTGGTGATCCATCTCTCAGACTGATCAGTCCTGTCAGCTATTGCTTTGGCTTCTTCCTCAATAGATTTCTCTATATCTGCAAGCTCCTGTTCCCGGAGTTCCTTTTTTGCTCTGTATATCTGTTCCTCAAGGTCCATGCGCTCATCAGCTGTCTTTGCATACTTTCGCATGATTTCTTCAAGGCTTGCGATCTCCTGAGCTTTCGTGAGTTCATCCATAGCAACTCTATGATTATGGATTCTCATAGCAGTTTCAAGCGCCGCATTCTCATATGCTCTGCCGATGCCACCAACATCAATCGGCATTATACCGGGGACATCGGTCATACCAGAGCTGAGCAACTCATCCAGTATTGTCAGCGAGTTTCTCAATTCATCCACAGCGGATTTGTTAGCTTGGACTGCCTTATTAGTTTCTTCGACCTTCTGACGGATTGCCTCGGGCATTCCGGTACGGGAGTAGTGTCTTACATCACCGGGTCCCATCAAAGCGCTTCTCTCTGCTTCTGCTACAGCAAGCAAAGCCTCTTTTTCAGTCAACAGCGACTGCACCTTGATTTTTGTCATCTGCACTTCGGCCTGAAGCATTTTCCATTCGGCCTTGACAGCTTCCTCTTGTGTTTTAACAACATTTTCGATAGCATCTATCTTTATACCGGCTGCAGTTGCAAACTGCGGAAACTGTTCGGCAAGTTTTTTCTGGGCTTCCCGCCAGTCAGATGTCCCTTGCTCAGCGGTCTTGTATACTTCGATAAGGTTTTTTGTGACCTGTATCGATGCATTACGCTGCGCAATATCCCGGGCCATGTCATTGAGTTGAGCACCTGTTTTTATACTTGCCTCATCTATTGCTCTGGTTAGATCCTTATACAGCTGCCTTGCTTCACCGAGATTACCATTCAAAACATCAACTTCAATGCCGAGCTTTGCAAATTCTTCAGTGAGCTTTCTGGTCGAGATACCGGTCTGTTTTTCGGCTTCGTCAAGCATGGTGAGCTGCGGAGATCCTTCCTGGATAGTTCCTTTCAATTCATCAAACTTGGCAGTAAGCTTATCATACTGATCGATAAGATTTTTCAGTTGCTCAGCTTCTTCTTTGAGCTGAGGAAGATCTGTCTGAGTTGCGCCCTCTCTTTTTATCTTATTATGTCTCTCAAGCGCCGCATTGTACTCATCCTGAGCTTTCTTTGCCTTTGAAATTCCCGCAGCTACTACTGCTGCGGCTGTGGCAACAGCTGTAAGCGTAAGTACAATAGGATTTGCCAGGAGTCCCAGGAACGATGTATTTAACGCTGCCAGTGCCGGCCGTAGAACTGCAATTGCAGCACCAACTGCTGTTAATGCTGTGGATAGCCCGAGCAATGTAGTTGCAGCCGTTATGACAGCCGCGCTCAGCTCAGGCTGTGCCTTCATAAAGTCGGTTATCGCTACTATAATCCTTGTGAATATTTCAAGTGCAGGCTGTAAAACGGGAATTAGTGCCTCACCGAATGCTGCCGACATATCCTTTACTGCTTTGGCGCCCCTGCTCTGAGCACCTGCAAATTCTGCCGATAGCTTCGCGGCATCTCCAACCTGGTGCCGTGTTTCCTTCATGATGCCGTTATACTCTGCCTGGATCTTCTCGGCCGTGGTAAGCTCATTGACCGATTTCCCAAGCGTTTCGGCATACTCCTTCCACATGACGGATACATTCTTCGTCACACCGGCATTATCTACCAGGATTGAGTTTTCATTCTTCAAACCTTCAGTCGCACTTCTGACTGCATCGCCAAGGCTCAATGCTGCCTGCCGGCCGAATGCAGCAGAGTCCTTCAATCGCCTCATAACATCCTCTGCCTGAGTCTGAGTGTAACCACGACTGAGAAGATTTTTCAGGGCTGTAGCAGCGTCTGCCGCCGGAACAAGACCGTCTTTGGTATAGGCCTCAATGAATGCCTGTGCTTTTGCAAAGGAGTTTCCGGTACCTTCAACTATAGACTGCAAACCCACAGCTGATGCTCTATATTCATTGAATGTGTCTATGCCGCCCTTAATGGCATCGGTGATTTTCAGGAATGCTACGCCTGCAGCTATAGCAAGCTCATCATACCTTCTGCCAGTGTTCCTGACTTCAGTCGAGTGCTTATTAAGTTGCTTTTTTACACTATTCAGGCCTTCTTCAAAAGCTTTGGCCTGCAGTTGTAAACCAATAATAAGATCGTCAAGTTTCTTTGGCAAGTATAATCACCCCTTCCCCCAGAAAGCATCCCAACCTACCTCTTCGATGGGTTCCTGATCTGCTTTCTTCAGTTGCTCGCTCCTGCGCTTGTCAAGTATGGCTTTCCGCTTGATCAGCAATATAGTCTCATCCGGATAGTAATATTCCATTAGTTCCTTTTTACTGATTCCAAGATGTTCTATAGCCAGACTTAACAAGTCCTGGAACCAGTATTTCTTGTCTAAAGCATCAGCTTTTTTACAGGCATCAGAGCATAAATGCTCATTATTTTTACCATAAAACTGAGTACCACAGATTTTACATGTTTTTAGCTTTACCTCGTCGGAGGTGGTGTCGACACTTTCTGGGTCCAGTTCCCGAAAATCTTCTTCAATTTCTCGAAAAAAGGGGACATATCGTTAACCTCCCAGAATGCCTCAAGAATTTCGATCGTCTCTGTGGGTGTAAGATCGTCCATGAGTTTTTCATATGGTATGCTCAAAAGTTCAGATACTATCTTGAAGAATTCCTCGGGGATAACGGTCATAAGATGGCCTGCTATAGCAAGTATTCCATCCTTATCAAGCTGTTTGAGCTGATTAAGGATATCATCTATGTCCATGCCGGGAAAACATTTCTCCATCAGTATAGCCGGGAGATTCTGAACAGTCTGAAGCGCCTTTATGTAAGCCCCGTTGGGTAATTTGCGAATTTTGACACCGTAAAGATCTTTCTCAAGTGGGACCGATACTGCCAGTTTATCGGTTTTCTTCTGGAATATGGATGTTATGTTGAAGCCATCTTTCATTTTCATTTTTCCGTGACCTCCTATCAAAAATTACTGGGGCGGTTGCCCGCCCCCATTTCAGTACTTATCAGTCAACTACCCCCGAATAAATTCGGGGGCTTGCACCTAACCGCAAGTGGTTGATGCTTCGGGGCCTGTTGACAGAGGCCCATCAGGCAGCGTATCGAGATATACCTGCCTGATATTGCGGCAAGCGTTAATGTCGGCATTAGCCGTATAACCACAAGAAGCACATTTAAAGAGATGCTTATGGCGATTGCTCCGGGAGATATGACCACAAACAAGGCATCTCTGGCTGGTATGCCGGGGATCAACGTAAACCACAGCAATACCGCGTTCAATAGCTTTATACTCAATAAAGTTACCGAGTTGCCCGAAGGCCCAGGAGTGTTGAATCTGACGTTGTTTCTTAGCAACCTTAATCCGGTCACGGATATGTTTTAAGTCCTCCATGACAATTATATCTCCGGGTTGGCAAGATTGAACAATCGCCTTAGAAATCCTGTGGTTAAGGTCGCGCATCCATCTCTGCTCTTTGCCAGATTGCCGTTTCAGGAGGCGTTTGGCCCCTTTCGTGCCTTTGCGTTGCAGAGATTGCCGCAGTTTTGAGTAATGTTTCCGAACGTGCATAGCTTGACGCCCGGAAAACTTTAGACCATTGGAGGTAGTAGCTAAATTGTAGATACCACGATCAACACCAATGACATTACCGTCCTTCGGCGGGAAAGGAACTTCGCGGTTAACAACAATATGGATGTAGAATTCCTTGGTTCTGCGGTTGTAACACAATGTAGCAGCAGTAGGTTTCTGTCCAGCAAGTAAACCGCGCTGGAAGTTGCCGATATCAAGTTTAAGTTTAAGCCTGCCATTGATGGTGGCAATAGAAACCTCTTCCCGCTTCTCAATAAAAGAGAAGGTGCGGGCATCAAGAGACATGCTGGTAGCCTTAAACCTCCGAGGCTTGGATTGCTTACGTTTCTTTTTAGTAGCTTCGGCGACGCGGGCGATGGCGCGGATAACAAGGTTAGCGTGGAGACCGTATTTATCCTTAATAGTGTGATAACAAAGATGCTGCAACTTTACCTTGTTAGTTGTCTTATTGTCCAGCGAAACCTGCAAAATATCATTACAAGCAGCAGCAAACCGCCCCAGGGTTTCTAGGAGAATAGTAGCTTGTTCAATATTAACTTGGAGTTTGCATTTGACAGTTTTAACGGTTTTCATGGCTATATTATATCACATATTTGAAAGGAGGACAAGCGGCTTTCCTCCCCCGATTAAAATCGGGGGCATCCAGCCGCGATAATTGTGATTACGAATCCGTCATTGAATCAAGCCAGGTGAGATCTGCATCAGTACCAGTTTCTTTTGCGTCAAAGACCCTGTTGTCCTGAATCCTGTTCTGGATCATCAGCTCGATAGTGACCGGAGAAATGTCACTCGATTCACCTTTGGTCGCATAGTCAATCTTGAAGCTTGTCGCCTTCATTGAGTAGATCTTGTTCATCAGTCTGGTATCGTCGATCTGTAGACACTCAAATGACATTGCCAGCTCCGGAGCCTGATCGTCTGAATCAAACGAATAGACCTTCGTGGTATTGTCGTATGTACCGCCTTCAAAGTACGGTCTCAGTTCCAGAGGACATTCGGCCAGCACCAAAGTAGCCTTCATGCCTCCCCAGTCAGATCCGGATGCATACACACCATTGTCGGCCATGATCTTCCACTCTGTCACTTCGGGCGAACATGTGAAAGACTGTGCACCGGTAACCGATATCTTTGTCCCGCATGTGTATCCCTCGGCATCGTTTTTTGTAACAGGGAAAATACCACGTATTTTGAAACCCTTTAACGCTTTTTTTGCCATATCGTATTTACCTTCCTTTCGTTAATTTTTGAAAATAAAAACACCCTCTCGGGTGCTTATTCCTGAGCCATTACTTTTTTTGAGAAGTTTAAGGTTTTGTGGTAACATCTCACTGTGTTCGCATCTATAAACTCATCAGGCCCACTTGACTGTCGCTCAAATCCATTTGCTATCATTACCCTGCAAATCGCATCTTTGATGGGCTTAAGGTTTACACCGGCGCTGAATATCTCCACAGATATGTCGATTATTGAGGTATACTCATCATCATCCGAGTAATCCTGCGGAGTATTACTGGCTTCTATCACGGTGAGAAATGGGTAATTGTATGTTTCGCCAGGTGGTTTTACCCAATGTACACCACCTTTTATCATTTTCATCAGTTCGGTATCAGCCTTCAAACTTTCTATTACATCATCGGTGATTTCACGCATTTCTGAACAACTCCTCTTGCAGCCTGTAACGGACTGTATTTCTGATCCTTGTCCTGCTCTTTCTCAAGGCCGGCCTCATGAATGGCTGTGCCGGCATCACACCAGAAGTATGTCGCAATCCTTTATGCCCGTACCAGTTTTTCACGAACCTTTCCTTTGTACCGAATTCCACCCATCGGGCATACCACATGTTTTGTGGTGCCTGAGTGAAGTACTTGTTACGCTGTATACCTACAGCTCCGCTGACTCCTTTTTTTGTGACCCATACTTCACCGACTGCGATGCTGTTTCTAAGCGTTCCTGGTGGATGCGCCCATTTGCCTCTTTTGAGTCCTGACTTGCTGACCGGTGCTCTTCGTTTAGCTTCTGCGCAGAGAATTTCCGCTGCAGTACGCACGATCGGGACAGCTTTCATTTTGCCGTCCCTCAGGAACTTTTCCAGTTCGCGTTGCACCTTATCTGCGTTCATCAGGGTAACACTTGACCGCATTGTTGCCATAGGTCACACCTTCTTCAGCTCAAGATATAGTTCCCGGTGCATCATACCCATATCTATCGGAGGCTGATTTATATCGAATACCTCACTTCCGTATCTGACTCTCCAAGTATGATCGATACCAGATCTATATCTGATTTTTATCCATCGTGTCTGCTGCGGAGCCTCCATATTGTTGACCTGGATCACCCTACCGCCAGGAGGACGCACATCGAATGCAGCCCAAACAGTAGCACCGGAGCTGTAGTTTGGCTCCTTATTCTCGTCAAGAGTGCCGTTGGGATATAGCAGCGTGACGCGCTTGTTGTATGCTCCTGTTACTGATCGTTTCATACAGGCACCAGCCTCTCTGCGCTCAGCAGGGTATAGAATGCTTTCGGTGGTTCCTCGGCATCGGGATGGTCCAGGAAGTATGTCACATAAAGCATGTATGCGAGCTTGACTGAGTGTGGAATCTTGCTTGTATCGTTATGTCCGGCAACAAACCGGAATATCACTGAATCTATAGGCTGCAGCTGAACGCTCGGCCATGACTTACCGGCCTTGAATGCTACACGTCCTGGCTCAGATCTCTTGTCAACGATGAAATCATTGATATTCATGGTATACTCTGTACCGTTGCTGTCGATATACTTCACCGACTCAAGCTCCTGAAGAGGAGGTAACGGAATCTTCACCGGCATAGTTGGAAATCCATCAAACGACAGCTCCCATGTCTGCGTAAAATATGCTCGGTTCTGGTAGTTTTGTGCCGCATGCCTGGCTGCCTTGATTAGATTATTGATTGTTGTATCCAGTTCGTTACCGTCAATGCCTCGGTAGTATTCTTTGATCTCGGAAACCGATACTGGGTCAGCTGCCGGACCTATAATCAGTTTCAATCCCATACTCATCACCTGCCTTTCCTTGCATGATAAAAGGGCCCGGTATACGAGCCCTCTTTATTCGTCCAATGTACCTATTGCGAAGCAATCTACTCCCCTTCCAACGGTCTAATCTGCTCCCTCAGCCCTCGAGGGGAAAGAAATGTTGCCCTCCTTTCTTG